TAGAAGTAAAGTATTTTAAGATTTGCTTTCCATCTTCAAAGAACTCACCAAGTTCGGCTTGAGTACATGGGTCATCTTCACCCATCTTTTCTTTATATTTCTTGAAGTGCTCTACTAACTTATCCTTTAACATTGATTCGAGAGGTAGTTGGAGTGCTTGTTTTTTAGATACATTATACATTACATCTAAGAAATGCTGTACCACTTCGTGCATGCTGCTGCCAAATATGAGATGGATGTTAGCGTTTGATATTCCCAACTTATCAATATAATTTAACTTATATTGTTGTTGACAACTTGAGTACATTCCGTACTGTGAATAACTTACTCTTGCCATGATATAACTATTTTTTTAGAGGTGTTATTTTTATTGGAGAAATTTCTTCAAAATTACCACCATGTAATTTATCTAAATTTCTTATATATAATTCAGTTTCATAGAAATTTCCTCTATTATCTATATCTTGATTTATATCACTATCCATCATAAAATTTATAATAGAATTTATTTCTGTTATGGTTTTATCAGAATACTTTGATTTTTTTGAATCATAGAATTCTTTTAATTTTACTTTTTCAGTATGCATAATCTTACTTAATGCAATTTCATTAGGGCCCCAGGCATAATAAAAATCTATTTGTGATGATTCGGTTATATGTTCATTATCTAACATATAATCAATAAAATCAAATATATGATAAGCGTTCATATTAGTTGTAGTATATTGAAAATTATATTTTAATCCATGTCCTTCTGAAGTTTGTATATTAACTGGTCTAAAATGTTTTTTTATTTCTCTTAGATTCTTTTCAAATATTTCCGTATCGAATCCTGTTCTTTGATATTCTCCCACTTTACCAATACCATCACATGATATAGATAAAAATATTTGTTGAAAATCTTTCCAAATGGGTATTAGATTTGTTTTTTCGAATCGTAATATAGATAAGTTAGTATTATAATGAATAGAGATATCTATTAATTCAGTAGTATCATGTTTGTTATCTTTATTTTTAATATAAAACGTTTTTTTAGAACCAGTATCATGTAAATATTTTAGAACTTTATAATGTTCTGGCATAATCAATGGTTCACCTCCTGCAAAGTAAAAACTTTTAACTTTAGATAAATGTGGTATCAAATCTTCCACGATTGTAGGTGTTGCTTTTAAAACTTTCGTTTCTCTTACATTCTGAGGCCGTATCTTTTTCATATCCTCATACCAATTGGATGAAAAATCATGATTACACATTCTACATTTAAAATTACATAGATTTGAAAAACGAATATCTATATGTTGAAAATCAGAAGATACTGAATAATCTTCTTCAAGTTTTGGTTTCTTCCATAAAATATTTGGATTAAACACATCTATACGAGGGCTATGTCCTGTTGCATCTTCTCTCTTATAACAAATATCACATACTTTATTTCTCTTACCTTCCTCCATATCTTTACGGAGTTGTTTCATTTGAGGGGAGTTGAATCCATCTTCGATACTCATTTTTTTGAGATTAATGGGTTCATCAAATCCATCGGCAATACAACAAGGTTTCATTTCACCCTTTGGTTCAGTATAAAGATGAACATATGGTAATATACAAAAAGTATTCGATTTCATTATAGTTTCAACTTTAATTTAGTAATTTGTTTTTTCTCAATACCATATTTAGTACAGATATACAATATGCTTTCTCTACCTTCCTTACTTGCATATAATATCTCTGTATATTCTTCTGCTTGTCTTGATGAACATTGAAAATCTTGTCTAATTAAATCAATTAAAAAACTTTCGTATTTATCGGTTTTCTTTCCCTTTACGTATTTTAAATAATATTTTCCTTTAGGTAACAATCCTATTAATAATAAATAAAGATATTTTGGTTCAAGTGTTTGGGTATATGGTTGTATTTCAGATAAAACTTCTATCCACTCTGGATTCATAGAAAGAAATCTATGTATCATGTAATTACTCCATGTTTTTTTTGAATCATCATCAAGAGTATCCCAATACTTTGGGTCTTGAAATTGTGTAATTGCCTTTATGTGGTCAAAAAGTGATTGTGCCATTTACTTTTTATTATTCCTCAATTCGTTTGGTAATAATTCTTCAACTATTTCACCACAATCTCCACATAGATATAATTCTACTGGTATGATTGCATCATTTGGTGTACCTGTTACTATTTTGGATACCTTTAAGAATTTATTTGCTGGAATGAATACCGTTCCTTTACATTCTTGACACTCCATCTCTGTTGCCTTTGATAAATCTATCTTTGGTTGTCCTTGTGGTTGAGGTTGAGAATTTGGTCCTCCTAATATTTTTGCCATAATTATTTGTTTTTTGTTTAGTTTATATTGATAAGTGTCCTAATTTTTCGTGTAATCTCTTCATGTGTTTACAAGGAGAAAATGAACGGAAAGAACGTGCTGGGCATTCACAATCTACTATCTTATAATCTGTTACTGTTACCGTATAATACGATAACTCTTTTGTTTTTTTATTACGAGAACCCATCTCGGTGTATTCCCAACTATTCATTGATATTTTTAATAATTTCTATAATCTTATCTACATTATCTAATGATGCATTAATAGAATCACCATCTGGATAATTAATATCCCATCTTCCATCTTTTAACATCTCAAAATCTTCTTTGAGTAAGTTCGTTATTTTTAATATTTCCTTTAAGTCTTTATTCATTGTTTTGTAGTTTAATTCAATTAGAACCTAACGTTGGACTCGAACCAACCAAACCTATTATTTCAGTTTACCACCATAGAAAGGCATTTTGTAATCACTTATTACATATGTAATATACGAAAAATAAATGAATTATCCTAATAAAATCGATAAAACTTTTGAAACTATTTCTTTTTTATTTCCATACTCACTTGATACTACCTTTCCTTCTTTGAAGGCAACAATCATTGGTATGTTGGTTAAATCAACCATTTCTCTACTGATAGGGAAATCATCAGGATTAACAAATACGAATGGAATTTCTCTATTTTCTTTTTGTTGAGACAGTTTAAGAAACTCTGGTTTAAGAATATCACAATTCCCACACCAATCAGTACCAAACATAGCCATTAATCTTGGTATAGTTTGAACATAATGATTAAGTGAATCTGTTTCTAATTTTATCATAGTAAAGGTCCTACACTACCACAATAGATAGATGCTTTAATTCTTTGTTCTTCTAACCAAGTTAGATAGTTCCAAAGTTTTTTTAATTTGTTTATCATAATTACCCAATCATACCTACAATTTGTATAATAGTAGCCATAAACGGGATTTCTTTATCCACCGACATACTATCCTTATACTGTCCTTCTGATAGAGTTAATATTACGTTTGATGTATTATCACCAGCGTACTCATCAATCTTCTCATAAAGATACCCATATAGTTCAGAGAAGTCTTGAATACGTGAATCAGCTACTGCTTGTCTAATCTTCATGTACTTATTTCTCTTATCATCGTTACCTTTCAGTAAATCAATAATCTTTATCTTAACATCAGAATTCATTATATTACTAACATCTACCTTTAAGATTCCTTTTGAGGAATTTAGTTGACAAGTATTAATAATTTTTCTAATATCTGGATATGATGCATCAATAATAGGAACTAAATCTTTCAGTTCAAACTTAATATTTTCTTTACCAAGTATTTGTGATATCTGTACTGCAACATCCTTTTTGGTTGGTGGTACAATCTGAAATTCTTGTGTTCTACTTCGAATTGGTGTAATAACTTTCTCAACATAATTACACGTTAGAATAAATCTACAATGTTTTGAAAAGGTTTCCATCAAATTACGAAGGATTGCCTGTGCATTTGGTGTCATGTAATCAAACTCATCAAGGATAACAATCTTTGAATTTCTAAATCCTACTGTTGAAGCAAATCCTTTTACTTTATTACGAACCGTATCTACATTATTTTCATCAGATGCGTTAATAATAATATGGTCACAATCTATTGAGTTTACAATAAGTCTAGCAAGTGTTGTTTTACCAGTACCGGCCTTACCAAAGAATAGTAAATGTGGAATATCCGCATTCTCTAAGTAATCTGCAACCTTTTGTTTAAGATGCTCATTACCTACATACTCTTGAAGATTTTTTGGACGATATTTTTCGGTCCAGAGAGTATTGTTTGTCTCTTTTGTTTCTTTTTCTTCGAAAAATGCCATTTATACACCCGAACTTTTAACTTCTTTAAGGAAATCGATTAACGTTTCTAGTTTGGTAATAAGACTTTGTTTACCGTTTTCGTCAATGCCTCTTTTTTCGGTTTTATTTAGTTCACCGATGATATCATTCAATGAAGATGCGGCTACTAATAACGCATCTGTTTTTGAGTTAAGAAAATTCTCCGAAATTCGGAATTTCTTACATACTTGTTGTAAATTCATTTTTATCTTTATTTAATTATTTATACTAATATACGAAATTTATTTGGACTGTCCTAATAATTTCACAATCTTTTTTACTGTGTTATCCCTACTTTGATTTATGATGTGGGATATCATTATCTTTCGAATCCTAATAATTCGTGTTCATTGAACATAAGAAGTTCCTCACCATCAATCTTAATTGTGTTAGTTGCTTCTTGTTTGGTGTATAATACCTTATCACCCACTTGAACTGTAATTGGAATACGTTCTCCACTTTGTGAAAAGATACCAGTTCCTACGGATACTACTTCTCCATATACTTTCGTTCCTCTCTGAATTGAATCAGTAAGGATTAATCCTCCTTTTGATTTCTTTTCTTCTATTTTTGAATCTGGTCTTACCAAAACTCTATCTCCTAATGGTGTAAATTTACTCATCTTCTTTTTTGTTTGTGTTTGTTGTGTTATCGGTTATAGTTCCTCCGGAAGTTGATGTTCCACAATATGGTACAGTCGGATGTCCCGTCCAATCTGGATTTGTTGTCCAATATGGATTTGATTGATATGGTATATAAGTAATACCACCTTGTTGAGTTTCATTAGTTAACAGTACTACTGCTTTTTCAGCATTAATATATCCTTTATCTAATAATTCTTGTACTATTTCTGCTTTAGTCATGATAATTTATTTTTTATGAAATACGAACATTGGTTCAAATTTATAAACCTTTCCATCGTATTTTACTGCGTTTTTAATTCCACTTTTAGATGGGTCTAATCCCACCATTCTTGTCATTAACATTTTTAGTTTTCCTTTATACTCACAACCAAGTTCTTCAAGTATATCTATTGAATCTTGCTCTAATGGATAATAAGTACTTTCTCCAATTTTAATATCTGCAATGTTCCAAACAATATATCTATCGTTTTTTAAGTATTCATAAATAGTTGTTAAAGTTGGTTTTAGAAAGTTTTCTCTCCAATCTTCATACTCACCATACGCCTTAAAAGATTGAGTCTCATCTTGTGAATACTGTTCTCTATTAAAATATGGTGGTGATGTAAAAGAGAAATCTAACTTACCTTTATACTTCTGGAATTTTGGGTTATTCTTAATTAGCTCAGAACCATCTTGAAATAATTCATATGTGTTTCCTTGTTTTTCTACCGAAAAGAATTTACCAAAAGTTTCTGAGAAATCATCAATACAATTATTGTTGTAGAAATCTGCAACATACTCATAACGAGATTTACCTAAATCTTTAAGATAGTTATCTGGATTAGGGTCTGTACCAACATAGTGAATTTTCTTACGAGAACTCATTGCTCCAAGTATTCTACCACCCCATCCACTTGATGAATCATATACAACATATGGTTCTTCTTGGTCAATGTGTTTTGTATAGTTTTCATATAACCACTTTGCGGTTAATGCTGGAAAGTTTACGGCTGGTTGGCCACAACTTAATCTGAATACTTGCAATATCTTTGGAAATATACCTGAATCCTTTTCATACCATCTGATTTGATAAGCATAATCAGTAGTAGTTCCTGCCTCAGATGTACTCGAATCTTCGATTGTTTTTATATTGGATAATTGAGTATAACTTAAATATCCATCATCTTTTAGTTGTTGTACTTGTGATGCGTTTAGGTATAGATTTTTAGTACCAATATACTCCTGATTAAATGTACCATAGTTTTCAAGTGTACGTGTTTTTACTTTTGATATCCAAATATCTAAACCAGAATATTTACCATTAAAAACCTTACCATCATGTACATCTTTGATGAAATCAATTGCACCTTGTCCATTCCAAAATGGGTTCTCATCTCGTTTGTCAACAACAGAACGTGACCACGAATACATGGAATCTCTTTTTACTGCTCTTTTCATTATACGAACAAACTTCTCTTCCATATCTGGGTCTGAAAAATGGTCGTAAATACTTAGGCCGTTATCAGCAGATTTACCTGATGATATTTTTGTTTTCAACATTGTTGGAAAAAACTGATTAACTACGGATGCATCTTTGTTAAAGTTTTTTATAATACCCAGTGATGTTTCATCTCCACTTAAATCTTTTTCCCAATAATCTGATGGGTTTGATTTAAGTTTATTAAATTTCTTAATAATACCACCTTCATCTCTACCAATTACAGGTGGAGTTCCACGCTCATCCCATTGTTCAGTTACTTCTTTACGCAACAAACGAGCCCAATCACTAAACTCACCATCAGTCATTTCTAATAACTGGTGGTAAGTTGTGTTTGATTTAAACTCGGAAAATTTACTTCGTTCGTAAAAGTAGTTCATTAATTAGCTATTTCAACAAGATAATAATTGCTTTCGTAATTGTCAATATTGAAGTGGATATGTGCAAGTCCTTGAGATGAAATCTTCAAAGTTGCATCCGTTGCTTCTTTGTTTGCAACAAGGATTTCTTTTAGATACGTTGCTGAGAATGAGATTGGTTTCACATCTCCATCACACGTACAATCAACATCAATGTTAATTCTGTTTGTGTTAATATTAGAATGTCCTAATATAATACTTCCTTTGTTATTTTTACAAATGAATGTAAAATTATTCTCATCTACTAAAGCACCCTTTGCTCTAATAAATGTTGAGATAAAATTAGTATCCAATTTAATTTCTACGTTGAATTCTGGTAATTGTTTCAAATCCGGAACATTAGGAATAACTGATAAGTCAGCTAACATATAATTTACCGATGTTGAGGCATCTTTGAATTTCAAAGAAACAGATTTACCATCAATATCTAATATCGAGAAGTCTACTTCATTACCAAGAACTGATAACATTCTTGAAAGTTTAGAGGTATCATATACACCAAACTCGGCGTTATTACCTTCGAATTCTTTCATTGAGACCGAACCCAATACAGATTTATCATCTGATATGAATGAGGTAGTTAGAGAACCATCTTTTGATTCCCATTTTACAGATTCTACTAAACCTGCTAGATTGTATTTAGATACAAATCTATTTAATGATTGTTTTTCCATGTTTATTTACTTAATTTATTTTAATTTATACAAATATACGAAAATTATTTGATACTACCAAACTTTTTCGTATTTATTTTACATTCCTGGGATTTGCATCATAGGAAAGTGTGGTTTCTCTTCTGGTTTGTTAACAACCATACACTCGGTAGTTAATATCATCCCTGCAACAGATGCTGCGTTTTCAAGTGCAATTCGTGTTACTTTCTTAGGGTCAATGATACCAGCTTCGAACATATCTACAAACTTTTCGTTTTTTGCATCATATCCACCGCCGTTTTCTTTAATATAAAGAAGAACCGAATCTTCAGTTACACCACAATTTTTTAGAATTTGTGAAATTGGTGCCGAAAGTGCAGTGTATAGAATATCATATCCATCTTTAAATGAAGTTGATTCATTCAACTCTACGTTTAGTAAAGAATCAGATGCTTTTAATAATGCAATTCCACCCCCTTCAACAATACCCTCAGCAATACCTGCTCGTGTAGCGTGAAGTGCATCATCTACTCTATCTTTTTTCTCCTTCATCTCAACTTCAGAACCAGCTCCTATATAAAGGACTGCAACACCACCACTTAATTTGGCTAATCTTTCTTGAAGTTTTTCTTTGTCATAATCTGATGTAGTAGTTTCTATTTGTGATTTGATTTGTTCAATTCGTTTAACTATTTCTTCCGAATTACCTCCTCCATTTACAATTGTAGTAGAATCTTTACCGATAGTAACTTTTTCTGCCGTTCCCAACATTGATATATCAGCTTCTTCTATTTTCAATCCAACTTCCGAGGAAATGAATGTACCACCAGTTAATACTGCTATATCATTCATCATTTCCTTCTTTCTATCACCAAATGCAGGTGATTTAACTGCACAAACCTTAAGTGTTCCTCTAAGTTTGTTAACTACAAGTGTTCCAAGTAGTTCTCCCTCTACATCATCTGCTATAATAAGGATAGGTTTACTTTCACCTGATATACCTTCTAGCAACGTTAAAATGTCATTCATATTAGATAACCTACCATCATATAATAAGATGTATGGATTTTCTAAATCAGATGCCATTTTATCTACATTGGTTACGAAGTGAGCGGATAAGTATCCCTTATCAAATTGCATTCCTTCTACAAGTTCCATTGAAGTTTGGATACCCTTAGATTCCTCAACTGTGATTACTCCATCAGTACCAACCTTTTGGAAAGCATCTGCGATTAATTCACCAATTATAGTATCATTGTTTGCAGATATTGTTGCAATTTGTTTTATTTTATCATAATCAGAACCTACAACAATTGCTTGTTTTTCTAAATCAGTTACTACCAACTTAACGGCCTCATCTATTCCCTTTTTAAGTTCCATTGGGTTTGACCCGTTTTCTACGTATTCAAATCCTAATCTTGCTATTTCTTGTGCGAGAACCGTTGCGGTTGTTGTTCCATCTCCGGCTTCTTCTCCTGTTTTGGAAGCAACTTCTTTAACTAATTGAGCTCCCATGTTTTCAAAAACATCTTCTAACTCTATTGTTTTAGCTACAGTTACACCATCTTTTGTAATATGTGGTTGGCCATGTTCTTTCTGTAATAGTACATTTCTACCCTTTGGTCCTAATGTAACTTTTACTGCATCTGCCAATGTATCCAAACCTATCTTTAAAGATTCTCTTGCCGCTACATCAAACTTTAATTGTTTTACTGCCATAATTTATTCTTGTTTTTGTTTTTTTTATTTTATACGTTAGTTGTTTTGGTTTCGAAATATCCATATCTTGAATATTCTTCATTTGGAACACCAAGTTCCAACCATTCATCGGCTCCTTTATTTCTTGTATCTGAATAATTTTCCATATCACAATCCTGTAATGATACATCATATACCCCATCGGTGCCATATATTTCTATATTGGTTTCATTATCACTCCACTCATAATTATCCCAAACATTATCTGTAAGGTATGTTAGTAAATCCTCATTGGTTTTGCCTTCATATGGTGGTTCACATTTACGAAGTTTTTCTATATCAACTTCAATTGGTTCGGAGGCATCCCATACTGTGTATCTTTCACACTTTCTTACATAAATTTTTTCACTCATAACTTTATTTAATTATCATATTATAGTTCATTTACTATACCACTTTACTTGAACATGACATATTGTCATACAAATATACGGAATTTATTTGGATTTACCTAATTAAAAGGTAAAAAACTTTTCTGCTGTCTTTTGTTCACTAATCATTTCTCCCCATCCAATTGCATCATAGAAATCTTGTAACTTGAATCGTAACTCTCTTTCAAAGATTTTGTTGTGGTCTATGTAGGTGTTTATAAACTCTTCTATTTCTGGTGGGTCTTTCCAACCAGTAAATGCTAAACCATTTAATCCTAATGGATTTGTTTTAAGATATACCCACTTTACTTTATCACCATTTACCATCGGTCCGTATTTGAACGGTACATCAAAATGTTTTATAAGGTCATTATATGCAATTGCTGCTTTTACGTGAGCAGGAGTTCCTTTCATTGTAGTAAATGGTACTCGTTTACCTTTCGGCATATATTTCTTAAGATTCTTTACTGCCGTATTCTTAGCGATTTCAGAGTTAGGTCTATTTACCATATTCTTTTTGAAATCCAATACATATTCTGTAAGTTCTTCCTCAGAAACACCCTTCAGTATATCAATCAAAACTTTTCCCATACATTCTTGAAATGCCTTTGGGAACGATGAACGCTTAACATCCAATCCTTTTACATCCAACTTATCACATGGTACACCATTATCTGATATAATCCATTGTGCATATCTTTTCTTTGCAATCCACAATCCTGCTTTTGCAACATTTTCCATTTTAATTTCTAATCTGTGTTTATCTTTATCTATATTGAATACCTTTTTAGATAGGATATCATAGAAATCATTGAGGTAATCTTGCATTTCTTCTGCAATATCATTTACATAACCAGCAATTACATCTTGTTCTTCATTTTTCCAATTAGGAAGTCGTTTATCCATTAAAGGAACTGCGGAGAAGAATACAGAATCAGTATCGATGTATATATTAGAATCCAAATCAGGAGTACCCAATTCCTTGTTGTACTTGATGTTAGCCATATCAGCAGTTGATTTAATAACTGTCTGTCCTGTCGTGGTAACAGCGGTAGCATTATCAACATCATAGAACCTAAAGGCAGGAAGACCAAGCACCCCATATAAAGAGTTAAGTAAAATCTTCTGAACCAACTGACGTTTGTGATAGAAGGCATATTTTTCTTTGTTTCCTGCTTTTCCATATTTTACCATTTCATCTTTATACTCAACCCTCTTCTTAAACCACAAATCAAGTATACCAGGAATGCACCCAACGGTGTCTGTTCTGTATAATACTCCATTTGATGCGATTGCGAATTTAGATTTTTCTAAATATTCTTTTAAATTTTCTTTTGTAATTGTATCATCATCAATTTGATATGTATCAACACTACCTTTTATAAATTCATTTGCATCCCAATCTTTAATCTTACCGATTTTGGTTTCGGGTGATATGTTGATACTCATAATGATTGAAGGATATAGAGATGTTAAATCTAAATCATAAATCCATTCATATTTACCAACAATTGGTGCCTTTACATAAGCCCCAATGAATTTTTCTTGTTTGTTTGCTTTAAGAGCTTCCATTCGTTCTCTCCTATCAGCAGGTTTGTTACATGCAACTAATCCTTTTCTACGAAGATAGGTTAACATTGCACCCTCAAGATACTTTGATGAATATACAAAATCTTCATACGGAACGTGTCCAGCATGACAGATACCTCTACATAAATCAATGAATTGTAGTTTTTCTTCAAATCCCACAACCAATTCAACATCCACCAAGTTATACTCAATGAACTTTTCAATATCTTCTTTAAATAACTCATCCAAGTTTCCTTGGTATTCTATTTTACCTCTGCCCAATTCTTTCTGAGCAACTGTATCTAATCGATAATTTGCAAGTTCACCAAAATTGTAATTCTTATATAATGTGATGTAATCCAAATAAGATACACCGGCCATGAAATATCTCTTACGATAAGGTGACCAGAAACATTGTCCTATTGGAGATAATCTATTTGCTTGTTTTTCTCCCATCAATCGTTTAATACGATTGTATAACATAGGTGTATCAAAGAAATCAATATTCCATCCTGTAACGATTGAAGGATTAATCATTTCATACAATTCAAGATATTTTATTAACATCTCTTCTTCGGTTCTGAAAGGAAGTACAATTGCCTTATCTGTTGTTTTTTCTAACATCTTTCCTTCTTTATCCATCACCAATACCCAATATTGGTTGGTAGCAGAATCATGAAGTGCAATTGATGTTAATTCGTTTGTAGCTTCTAATGGGTCTGGTATACCACTTGTCATTTCACACTCAATATCATAAGTAAGAATGATATGACCAGTAGATACATTATCCGTATCGGAATACATATCTACTAATGCTCGTGTGGTTTCAGGTACATCAGATTCAAACAAAGTAGGATCATCTCCTTTGAATTTGTAAATCTTAGTTAAGTTGTCACCATATATAGATTTATACTCACCTCGTTTTGCATGTTCATATGCATATCGTGTATATGGAAATGCACTATAACCTCTCTGATCATCCCAAAGATGTATTAAGTTCTTTTCTCGTTGATAATAGATATTTTGATAAATAACTTTAGTTTTTAAGTGTTATTATTTTTATTAATACAAAGATACAACAATTTATTGATGTATCCTAATTGTTTTGTAATTATTTTTAATTAAAAGTATGTTTTACCCACACTCCATTTATCATTTTCAATCCATTATAAATGCCATCATGATAATTTTCACAAATAATATCATCAACCCCATCTTTATCAATGTCATCTATTTTGAATTGAGTCCATCCATAGTTATCACTACTTCCATTTATACCACCGCCATCTGGTGATTCTGAAAGTATTGTTGTGTCTAATGTGAAATTTAAATTATTATTTATATATAACACAAGTTCAGAGCTACTACCATCATATCTTCCTTCAATTATATCCAAATCACCATCGTTATCGATATCCATGAATTCAATATCCATGGTATATTCTGTGTTAGTGTTTGGGAGTGGGATTACTATATTTGAAGTATCAAATCCATCTGATTTACCAAGCACAATTGATGTAGTATATCCATAAATCTCATGTGTGCCCAATACCATATCGTTAAATCCATCTTTATTTATATCAATAATTTCATACGTTAAAATAGGATTGGTATATTGATGTAAATCAAAATTAGAATTTGTAAAATTACCAATACCATCACCATACCAAATATATTGAGCAGTTATCACATCAACATTCCCATCACCGTTAATATCTCCAGCAGCTCCGTTATGATACCATAGACCAAATCCATTATCAATTTCATTAACATTAAATGTAGAATCTGGTTGTTGAATTAATACCGTAAAGTTTCCTCCATAGTTTCCTGGTTGACTTTCATCAACTCCCAATAAAATGAAATCAGCTAGATTGTCATTATTTACATCGGTTTTTAATATCTTATGTCCCGTAAATCCATCCGTATTAACATTTATAAAAGAAGAATCTTTTATGTAAGTTTTATCATCTCCTTCATTAATAAACCAATGAGCAGATGCTCTTCGTATTGTACCATCATCATAGTATGGACATGCTAAAATATCTTGAAATCCATCATTGTTTACATCATAGTATGATGCCCCTTGTGAGAATTCCAACGTGCCACCGGTTTCATTTTTTCCGATATTCAAACTATAACTTTCAGATCCATTTCCCCAAATGAAGTATGTTCCACTTCTTTGATTTAAATAGGATTCTTTGTAAATTGTCTGAGATATAGGGGGTGGGATATCTATTCCATCAAATTCATCTTTTTCACAACTACTTAGAGTTATTAGGCCAGTAAGTAAGAAGAGCCTCATTTTTTTGATTATTCCATTCATCGTTATTTATTTTAAGATTTAATTCTTTGGCAACATTTAATCCTATTTTCCATGCATCTAATTCATTTACAAACCTACCCATTTCAAACTCTCGTTTGTTTAAATCATCATCGATATTCTTATATGAGTTTGAACCAACTGAAGTAGGTGGTTGTAATGAATGTCCTACTTCATGAAGTAAGGCATATAATCCATTATTTGTTAAATCATAGTTGTGATGAATGTATATAGTGCGATTAAAGTGTCCCATAAAAGATGTTATATGTCCTAATTTGACAACAACTCCTTTGGTACTTTTTATATAATCACATACGGATTGAAATTCCTTTGGAAATTTTCTATTTTTAAACTTATACTTACCCATTAATTTGGTTATCCTCTGAGTAAGAACGGAATCCCATTACTGGTTTGATTCCTGAGATTTCTATTTCTCTTTGTTTTATGAATTTAGCAGATATTTGTAATGTTTCAATATCCGTTTCTGATTTTACCCAGTCTGTGAAAAGATAGGTAAGTAATCTTGATTTAAGTGATTTTAACATAATTTAAGGTTTTAAGGTTTATTGATTATTTTAAAAATAAGTTATAAGGAACTTCAATTCCTTTTTGTTTTTTGATTTGATAGAAAACATTGAAAAATGCTTTGTAAACTTTACCAGCGTGTTCTAAGTAATCTGAATGTGGTGATTTCCACATCATTTGTCCACCACTCATGTGGTGTTTATTTACAGTTTTTATTGTCCATCCTTTAAGAAGTAAACTAACTATTCCTTTTTGTGGTTTAGTAAACTTAACTCCTTCGATTGATTCTTGAAACATTTCTAATTTATTCATTTTAATTGGTTTTAAGGGTTTAATTATCATTTCTTATTACATAAGTAATATACGACTTTTTATTGAATTACACAAGCTATTTCGTGTTTATTTTCAAATTATTTCAAATAACTTGGTCCATGGTAAGTCCACGTATCAGTTCCATCGAAGATGTTACCTCTACTATGTTTTGCCGGTGTTCTCCAACCAGCTGGTTTTAATAAATCTCCTTTTTTAATTGGTGAGTTTTTTAATAAACCATCTACCATAGAGATGAATCCCCAAACAGATGAGCCATCCATAACTTTCATGTACTTATTACCTTTAGTAACTACCAACTCTTCATATTCTTTATATGAGAAATTATTATCCCAATATACTTTTCTTTCACTATTAACTTTCTCAATCCAAATTTCAAATTTACTTTTCATCTTTAATGTTTTTAAGGTTTAGTGTAATATCTCTCTCTATTACATATGTAATATACGACTTATTATTGGAATATACAAGTCTTTTCGTGTTTATTTTCTATAACAAGGCAATTAACATTGGAGTTACTTTGTAACCTATAAAAGCCCCTATTGCCGTTGGGATTGGGAATATAATGAACTTGCCTAAAGAGGTAACATATTTAGGTCGGTTAACCACCTTACCCAAAAAGAAGTAATATACGAGGTATGCTAATAATACAGCAATATCTATTTTAAGAGTTAATGCTACAATCACTACTGCTCCAAGAAATCCATAGATGAAGTTATATAATACACCATCTAACCAAACTTCCTTTTTGTGGGCTTCTTTGTATTCCTTTATTACTGTTTTCATGTTTGGTTTGTTATATTATTATTAATCCAAGAATGACTATCGAATACATTTGGTATTAAATCTTTAGGTAAATCGGATATCTGATTGATATCAACCATACCATCTATTGAGTGAAATTCTCGTGCATCATTAAATGCCTTAATACATAATTCCTTTACTTCTTCTAATTCTATATATGTTTTTGCCATAATGTTTTATTTTATTGTTTAGAAAATACCCAACAAGGTTCACCAAATTTTATGTCTCTTGTTTCTTCTGCAGATTCAAGTGATTCCTCACTCCAATTATTGACTTCAGTTTCTCTTGCAGTTCCTGCTCCTCCACTATTAGGTCTTTTTGCCATTGCCATTCCAATACATCCTTTGTAAATCAATCCTTGAGATTCTAAATACTCACACATTGGGTTTACAATAGAAAGATAAGTTCTTTCTTTACCACTCGTTGAGAATACATCTGAAATATTGATTAACATAGTTCCACCACTTTTTAAGGTCTGTATCATATTACCAAGTGCCTTATGTAAGAAATGTTCATTCCATACATCAATTGTTTTATATCTCATCCAAGATTGTGTTTCTTCTTCAGAGTATTTTTCTATATTGAAATATGGTGGTGATGTAAATATTAAATCTACTTGGTCTTTATAAGAAGTGAAATCAAAATCTTCGGCTGCTTCTATATGAAATACGTGTTCTCGTTCGTGTTCAAAGAAACCATTATGTTTTTTATAGAATTCTGCCTGTTTTTCGTATATAGGATGATTATCGGCCTTTGGGTCTAAACCAATATACTTCTTACCGTAATCGGATGCATAAAAACCACATAATCGATCACCCCATCCCATAGAGAAATCAATAATGATTTCTGCTTTGAAATAATCGTATATAGTTTTAGCAACTGCAGGCTTGAATTGAGATGCTGTATATTTTCTTAGTGATAAACACGTTCTTAATGTTTTTGCTGATACATCCTCCATTTTAAGAGAATACAGTGCCCCCATTAAAGAAGTCATGAACTTAATACTTCTCCATGTTCTAAGTGGACCAGGTCCCTGTGAACCACTAACTTCCCATCTATTACGTTGATGAAAGAAATCTGATGCTTTGTTTCCACCATTGTATCTTTTGATTAAAACAGGAGTTCTATCATACTCTAATGAATATTTTGGTGCTTCTGCCTTTCGTGGAAACCATTCCTCATCAGTTTTAATCATTTCATTATAACGAACTGTTTTTAATCTTCGGTATTCGTTGATTGCATCCTTTTCTGTAATATTTACGAATGGTGGTGGCCATGTCATTGCTACCTCAGCTAATTTTGCCTTGACCTCATCCTTTGGATACATTTCCTTTATCTCTTCCCACTCATTTGGAGGAATATGTAGATAATCTAAAGTAGAATTAGCTTTTTTATATTTCTCAAATATATCTTCTCCTGTGTTCATGTTTATACTATATATTTATCATCCTTAACAAAAGGAAATTTAATTACGGTGGTTGTTACATCATCCTTTACCTTAAAATCAGTTGATTCACCAGGTTCTATTGTTATAACATCACCTTCTGTATATGATACTCCATTCATAACCACATTACCTTTTGTGATAATTGTTATTTCAGTTGCAACTTTATGATAATGTTCTGGTTCGTAGTCATCTTTCTTGTAGTACTTTACTGCTACTTCGAAATCATTTGTTTTAAATAAAGATGGGTTAAAGTTTCCTACAACCCATCCTTTAAAATAATCTTCTATTTTAGTTAATTTCATATATGTGTCCAGGTTCGATTATTAACGATTTCATCAATATTCCATTTACTAACTTTAAAGTTACGAGCAATCACATTTGTTGAAAATCCTTGTTTAAAAAGTTTTCGTATTTCCAAAACTTGCTCATTAGTAAGTTTTGAACGTGGATGTGATTCACCTCTTAATCTCATTATTTGTTTTGAATATCTCTTTCCATACAAGTACTCATATGGTCTGCCCAATGTAGTATATATTGTATGTTCGAACGTAGTGTATTGCCTGGATTATAAGTTTTCAGATATTTGATATTTGCATCATCATACATACCATCGGTTAGTCTGATTCCAAACCATTCGTTACTTGTATGTTCCAGTCCATAATCACTTAACGTTAGAAATGTTCTATCCGTTAAATCCATGAATGGTAACTCTGGATTGTTTGTGTAAATCTTTCCTTGGTTTTTAACGTGCCATTCAGAAGGATTTGGTAAGTAATTAAGTACTCCCTTTTTTCCAAGTTTTCCTAAATCATGATGGAATGCTGCAAATAACAATTCATCACGTGTGAAATTAAGAGTTCCCCCCACATCTTCATATAACTTCATCATTCTGATTGAGTTATTAACTACATTCATAATGTGGTCAATGTATCCCCCATCATATGCGTTATGATAACCTATGTTACCACTTGCAGGTTGTAGCATTAGATTTGGTCCAAGTTCTTCCATACTGTACATATGTAGTAACTTTTCTAATCTCTCGCCTGTAAATAAACTCTTTACTGCTGCAATGAATTTATTGTAATTCTCTTCGAGTTGTTTGTTTGTATATTGTTTCATGTAACCTATTTTATGTTTTAAAATACTTTTGAACGTTCATCTCTTATTATCGGTATGTTTATTAAACCATAATCAGGATATATTGGATGTTTTTGATTAAAATCACAGAATGAATTAAGTTTTAATCTAAATGCTTCTGCAACTTGTATATAATATAAAGGTTCACCACCTTCTAAACTACTTAACTTTTTACTCTTATCAAATGCAATATGTGGTGTTGCTTTGAGTTTTACTACTGGTTCATCTCTGTGTATGAATTTAATTTGTGCCATATCTTTCTATTTTATGATTTACTATGTAAATATACGAAATTTATTTCACATATCCTAATTAATTAGGATAAATTTTAATCTATTCTTTCAATCTCACAATTAATTTCACACATATTTGGTGCAATTGGATGTAAAATAGAAAAATTCATTGCTGATTTTAATCCATTAGATAATCCAAAGTTTTTATCAACAAAATATACCGTTTCTGTGCCTGATTGATTAGATAGTTGTTTACTTAATTTTTTAGGAACTCTGGGGATACCAACGACTGGTTTATCTTTTTCCTCATCCTTCATAAATACTTTAATACTTGCCATATTATTTATTTGTTACAAATATACGAAATTATTTTCATATATCCTAATGATTTACTATAAGTTTTCATTTAAAGCGTTTATATACGCCATTTCGGATTGTACTCCTGTGAATCTTTGTACTTCTTCACCATCTTTTTCAATAATAACAGTTGGAACAGAACGTACATAATATTTCTGAGCTATCTCGTATTGAACTTCGATATCTATATCCTCAAAATTTACATTATTAAACTTTGATTTTACATTTTCCATTAAGGGGGTTAGTACCTTACAAGGTCCGCACCAGTCTGCATAAAATTTCTTTACCTGTATCATATTATTGTTTCCTTTAAATTAATTATTCTGTTTTTATTATTATCCATCACACTCACTTTAGATTAACCGTCACAGGCAACACAATCGGGATCAGTTGCTCTTTGTGCTATATCTCCTCTAAGAACTGATTCTGTTCTCATATAGTATAGTGTTTTAATACCCTGTTTCCAAGCCTCCATCGTTACTTGGTTAATCCACTTTGGTTCAACCACCGAAGGAAATGCCAAGTTTAATGAAACTCCTTGGTCAATATATTGTTGTCGTACACCTGCTTGTTTAACCAAATCCATTTGGTTGATTTCTTTAAATGTTCTGAATACATCTTTAACTGGATATATTTTTTCTTTATCTCCATTTGTTATATCTGATTGGAGTATCATTTTTCCATTTAAGTAACACCAATCATCTAATTCTGGTAAATCTTGTATTGAACCCAAATCATTTAGTATTTTATCCCATGTATCTTTATTATTGATACCTGCTTTTCTTAATACCTTTTCTAATTCGTTATTTCTTCTAATGAAAGTACCTTTTGATGTTTGTTCGGTGAATACGTTTGCCGCCCATGGTTCAATACCAGGAGAAACATTACCACTTAATTTTGAGTTAGATACTGTTGGTGCAATTGCTCTTAAGTGAGTATTTCTCATTCCAGATTCTCTACACCATAGTGGTTCACCATATTCTTCAGCTAAATCTCTTGATGCTCTTTCTGATTCAATTTTTAGTTGAGAGAAAATCTTACGAGTTTCGAATTGTGCCTCCATTCCTTCAAATGGAATACCTCTTTGTTGTAAATAAGTGTGCCATCCCAATACACCCAGGCCTAATGCTCTACCTTTTTCAGCAGATGCAACAGAATGTTCAAATCCTTTCATATTCTTGGCTTTTTGGATAAACTCTGAAAGTACTCCATCTAAGAACCAAGTTGCAGTATATACTAAATCAGTATCTTTCCACTCATCGTATTTAGATAAGTTTAATGAAGATAAACAACACACAAATGAATGATTCTCATCAGTATGTAATGTAATCTCAGAACATATATTAGTCATATGTACTTTTAATCCGTTTTTCTTGTATGCATCTGGGTTCTGTTTGTTAACATTCCCCTTATACATAATATATGGTTCTCCTGTTGCTTTTCGTTTCTGAAGTAATTTTCCCCATTTTCTACGAGCAGCTTCATTACCATCTTGTAGTTTTCTCATAAACTTATCACCTACAACTGCACATTGGTGTAGATTTAATGATTGTCTATTTACATCTCCTTTTGGTTCTCTGATTTCTAACCAATCTTCGAAATCTTTGTGTTCTATGTTTAAGTTTACCGATGCCGCTCCTCTTCGTACCGAACCTTGATTGGTTGCGAGTATCGTAGAATCGTATATCTTAGCGAATGGTATTACACCATCCGATGTTCCATTGCCTGTGATAGGAGAACCTGCAGGTCTAATTTGATTAATACCTACACCAACTCCACCACCATGTTTAGCGAGTAACATTAATTCTAAATTTTTAGAACCAATATCAAAGATTGAATCAGCTACATCTATACCAAAACATGATATAGGTAATCCTCTATCAGTACCTGTATTTGAAAGAACAGGTGTTGCAAGGTTTAACCAACCTTTCCAAATGTAATCAAAGAATTTAGTTGCCAATTGTGGTTTACCCAATCTTTGTGCTACTTTTGTTGCAACTCTCCAATATGCATCTTTGGGTTTTTCACCAGAAAGTAAATATCCTTTAGATATAGTTTTAACATATATCTCTGTATTTGCCCATGATGGAAAATCTACATCAAGTTCCCAATCCAATTCTTCACCGTAATTTTTAGCCATTTTATATTAGATTTTTTTTTAATTCTTTATTTTTAACCATTACCAATATTTGGTATTTTGTATTTTTTGTAATTTCTTTCTGAGTTATATGTTGATATGGTTTATATATTAAACACTCTCCAACTTTAGGTCTTACTAATGAATAAGTTTCTCTATCATTTTTAAGCCATATATCATATATCTCTATATCTCCACCATCATAACCATCATTTAAGTTAAAATCATATGTTGTAACATATTGTTCTTTATCATTTAAAGGCAATCCCTTAATTGTTTCAACATGTCTATCATATAATTGTCCCTTATCATAAGATACAAACCAACATCGTATGTTGTTTATATCAATATTTTTAAAACTTGAAAAAATTGTTTTATTTAAAATTTCTTCAAACTCACTATTGTATTTAAGGTCAACCTTATTCCAATTTCGTTTGTGTGAAATTCCATCTATCACTCTTTCTGCGTTTTCTTTTGTAACGAAATCTTTGTTTTCTTTAATTATTTCATCACATAATTCTTTTGATAAAACATTTTTAGAATCAAACCATTTATCTTTTCTAAATTCACCTGCCACAAAATAACTCCAACCCATTTCGTGAAATGGTTTGACTCTTAGTTCATATGGACCAGGATTAAAAAATATTTTTTTTAAATTCAAAAATTCCGGATTTTTATGTCCTGGATATTCCCAAATAGATAAACAACAATTTTCCTTAGATACTAATTTTGCATATTCTTCAAACTTTGAGTAATTTTCATCTTCATAGGTATCCATAAAAATACCATCAAATTTTTTATCTAAAGTGGGTATAATATCTATCCAATCTCCCAAAATAATTGTTACATTATCTTTATCTTTTGCCCAATTACACGCAGTTTTGTAGATTTGTTTATTGATTTCAATACAGGTATAACTTTTAACACCAATTGAGTAAAAACTATTAGCCGAATATCCTAATCCAAATCCAATATCTAATATATCTCCTCTACTACTTCCTACAATGTTACAGAATTCTCGTGTAATTGGTTTAGCAACTACATCCATAACAATACCATTATTAAGCATACCTTCGGTATTCTTAAGTTGTATTCTTTTACTTGTTATTGTAACTTCTTGATTTTTCAATTTATTGTAACTTCTTGATTTTTTAATTCATTTAAAATAAATCTCCCCAATCCTCTCCTTCGTTTGCCTTACTATAATCAGTAGGTCTAACTGCAAAGAAATCAGTATGAGTTAATCCACCAGTCAAATGGTAGAACCAATCTAATTCGGATGCTGATTTTTTATCATACTCAAAGCAATTATCAGTACCCTCTTCTGCCTTGTATCCAAGTTCAAGAAGTTTCTCATTTACTCTTTTTACGATAAAGTTTTTTAAATCTTTCTTTTTAAGGTTTTCTAAATCACCCTGTTCAAACATTTTATCAATGAACGTATGTTCTAAATCAATAATAAGTTTTGCAGCTTCATAGATACCTTTTTTGGAATCTTCTAATGTTCCTGGGAAATCTTGACACATATGTCTGAATAGTTGACAACCCATTTTAGAATGTAGTGATTCATCACGTACACTCCATTTCATTTGTTGACCAACACCTTTCAACATATTTCTCATTTGGAATGAGTACAATACGGCAAATGATGAATACAACGATACTCCTTCAGCGAATGCCGAGAATATTGCTAATGAACGTCCTACTTCTTTTCTTGCAATAGGATTTGTTGCCAAATCAGTATGTTTCCATCGAGTAGTAGTTGATGTTAGGAATTCAAACTTCTCAGCAGTTGCAGGTTCGTGCAAAAACGCTGAGAAGTTCTCCAACCCCAATGTTTCATTTAGATAAGAATATGCAGTAGCATGAATTGTTTCTTGTGAACCAAACATCATTGCCATCTGTTTTATTTCGTGTTTAGGAAACCAATCGGTAACCATATTAGTCCAATAATCAGATACTGCACATTCTGTTTGAGTAAATCCCAACAGGATATTTCCTACCAAATTCTTTTCAGACTCAGTTAGTACTTCGTTCCAGTCTTTTACATCTCCTTGCATTGGTATTTCAGTATGAAGCCAAAAAGCTTGTGCCTGTTTCAACCAACCCTCGGTGTAATAAATTGGATATTCAAATGGTTTGAAAGGAATTCTTTCTTGGAAAAGTTTACTCATGGTTTATCGTATTACTTGTTTTCCTCTACTGATACCTTTCTATAATCTGTTACAAGTTTTTTGATTTCACCAATTGCTTTTCTTGCTCTTGATGCCGATGCTTTTGAACTTCCGTTGTGTTCTGATTCGAATTGAGTATATAACTCTTTAATGTTTTCGAAAATTTCGTTTGAATTTGCCATAAAATTTATTAATTGTTAATTTGTTAATTACCCACCTCTTTATTAAGGGGGTGTTTATAATTATCATCCATTTCTAAAAACAGAATGGATTTCCGATAATATGTTATTTTCACATAGTTTATTTTTTTTTATTAACTGTGTGATAATTTTTTTGATATTCTTTCCTCTATTTTTCAAATACAAAGATGGGTTCTAACTTTTCCCCATTTCCAGATACCGATGATAAAATCAAGTATATGGTATCGATGTGTTTGAATCCTAATTCGGAAGAAATACGTATAGTTTCATTTTCTATTGTTTTATATTTTTTGGTATTTGTAATGTTTAACATCATTTTGCCACCATGTTTCAATCCATAATAACAGTTTGAAATTGTATCTTTTAGAAAACCATCTATCCAAGTTGCCTCAGAAGGATATTTTATATAAGATTGAGTTTCTTCATCCGAATACTTCTCAGTATCAAAATAAGGAGGTGATGTAAAACATAAATCAACGGTTTCCTTTTCTGGTCTAAATACCTCTGAACCCAATTGATGAAATTCCACTTGTTTACTAATAGAATTTATATCTTCATTTAACCTCTCTAATCCATTGAATGTTTTAGTTGAGGGCTCAGTACCAATGTATCGTTTACAATCACTTGTGAGGAATCCTATCAACCTTCCACCCCACCCACAACTCATATCCCATACAACTCCTTGATTACCATAGGTGTTATAGATGTATTTTGCTGCTGATGGTCTAAAATTACTTACAGATTGATTACCACCATATATTTTTAAATTCTGTCTTAATCGATTTAAAGTAAAAGAACCATTACCATGCTTGATTTGCCAATTCCAAGTTTTTCTAATAATTTCTTTTAACTTATCATCATTATTCCAATATTCAATTGGTGATAATTTACTCGAACCACAAATCACATCTACCCAATGAGGAAAATAAGTCCATGCAAGAGATAATCCATGCATTGTTTGGTCTATTTTACCATCCTTAAATAAAGTTTGTTCATCAAATCGTTTTAAAGATTTAAATTGTTGTAATCTCCCATGAGTAGGAATATCATAATGAGGAAATCCGTTTTTACGATGGTATTGAAAAATAATTTCTAATGCAGAATCTACATCTTCTATTTCAAACACATCTCTGGTTACCCTATGGTATTCTAAATCTAACTCATTATGTTCAATGAACTTTCCGTATGATTCGTAATTTATCATTAGCCCATATTTTCCACATATTTTTTATGTAGAAGTTTCTTAGTTTCCAATTGTCCACTTGCCGCTTCTTTCTGTGCAATTACTCCATCTGGTGAATTACCATCGTATACTTCAATGTATCCTGTATTTGTGTTCATCTTACATGGGAACGTTATACCATCTGGTCCAAATCTGTTTTTCATAATATGTGCACGAGCAGTATCATTCAATTTATCTTTTGCTTTTCTACTCCAACTCATAATAAAATCAGCGTTCATTACTTTAGCATAAGAATCTGCAATCTTATCTGCTTCAATAACTTCCGAATCAATTGCTGAACGATTGGTTTGTGATGCTGTCCATATTGGAATTTCTAACTCTCCACTCATACCACGAAGGTCAATGTAAACACCACCTTGTTCAGCATAAGTTGAATCATGTTTATTTGAATCCGATAATAGTAAATCAGCATAATCTACAATGACTAAATCTGGTCTGTTATCTGAGATTATCATTTTCTCAATATGTTGGTTTAATTTCTTAACAGAAACTCCTTTTGGTGGAAAATACTTAATTAACAATCTACCAGGTAAACCATTAATTTTATGTTTAACATCTTCTCTACTTTCTTTTAACTTATTTGATGGAATTTGAGTAAATACAGTATCATATCTAGCACCTACATAGTGTTCTGATAATTCCATACTATAATGTACCACACTTAATCCTCTTTTAACTGCATCTGCACCAATTGCGGTTAATATCCAAGTTTTACCTACACCAGAAGGTGCAACTACTACTCCAAGTTCACCTGGTCCTAATCCTCCATCCATTAAATCATTGATTGGTTTCCAATTGGTTGGAACAGTAGAACGTTTTAGTTCATTTGCTCTTTCATCGAAATCTATCTTATAATCATGTCCTAAATTAGTTTCAGTACCAACTTTCATTGCGTTGTCTACTAAAGTTTTTATTTTATCATATTGACCTGCCTGAAGTAAATCAACTGATTGGAGTATTACTCCTTTTAAGTTTTGGTTTTTACAGAAATCTGTAAATTCATTCTTAATGTATTCTAAATCAACATTACCAACTTGTGTGAAAACGTGTCGTAGTTGGTCTATAACTGTTTTCTTTAAAATTGGATTATCTACTTTGGATAATTGTGATTTAAATACATCTAATGTTGGGGGTTGTCTGTAACCTGAATGGTATTCAAGTATTTCCGCTATAATCCACTTATTTGCATCATTCTCAAAGAATTTAGCAGTGGTTATTTCAGAAATAGTATCTAAGAACTTACCATCAACAAGAAGAGCGGAAATAACCTTTGATTGAAAGGATTGTCCGTATTTTGATAAAGTATCGTTTTCTTGCATTTAAGTGTTTTAGTAATTGTGAATACAAATATACGAAATATATTTGTAATAACCTAATGTTTTTTAAATAATTTATGGGTGATGTCCGGTAGCCTCGAATGAGCGGTTTTATCTCAATCTTCAATCACCCAATAAATTAATCTGTAATGATGTTACCGAATGTGATTTTTAACCAATCATTGATATCACCGAAGTTTCCTATAACTTTGTATTTAAGAAGGATTTTCATAAAATCCAATTTGTTTAGAGCGGGAACAGGTTCATTAAATCTATCTAAAGTATTCATTTTTATAGTACCACTAATATCAACATCATCGAGTTGCATTAGTTCTCTATTTAATAAAATTTGGTTTTTAGAACCAAGAATATCTTTATATATCTTTATCTTACCCTTTGTCTCATCAAGCTTAGTTTCACAAAGTTTTAATAAATCATCTACTGATAATTTTTCTTCTTGAGTAATTTCTGGAAATCTCTTAACTACTGTTTTGATTCCACATCCATATACTCCAGGGATATTATCTGATTTATCTCCATCTAATACTCTATATAATAAAAGGTTCTTTGATTCAATACCAAATTCTTCTTTTACCATCTTTGTATTATACATTTTCTTTTTGGTAGGTGACCAAACGATAGTTGTATCATCAATCAGTTGAAGGAAATCCTTATCTGTTGACATAATTACCGCTTGTTCATCTTCCTTGAGAAGTGTGGTAGAGATATAAGCCATTATATCATCTGCTTCAACTCCATCGTAAATCATAGTTGTTAAAGGTAGTCCATCCAACATTTCGTTTAACCAAACGTATTGTCTTTTCATAGATTCTCTTTCATCCTCATCGTTCATCATGCCTTTATAAGCACGATTTACTCTAAGTTTGTTAGAATCTCTTTGAGCTTTGTACCCACTAAACTTTTTCTTACGTGATGTTGAACCACCCTTACCATCGAACACTACAACAACACGAGTCGGTTGAGTTTGTCTGATTGCGTAACCTATTGATTTTAATACACCTGTCGCACCACCTACGTGGTCTCCATCTTCATTCATAGTTGGTATTGATGACCAACATCTGATGAATGTGTTTAACCCGTCAATAATTAATACACGAGAATTCTTGTGTCTATTGACATTTTGGGTTCTATCAGTTTCAACCGAATCTAAAATGTTTTTGTATAGTTCTTTCATTTATATAACTTGTTTAGTTGGTGGAAAGTATTTTTCTAGTGTAGCTATTCTATCATCTGCATCTACTAACATAATCAGAGCTTCCTCTGCATTTTTGTAGAAATCTTCCGTAGAATGGTCACCAATACCAACTCCCCTATTATCTAATAAGTCAAGAGATAAAAGTGCTTTGGCTTTATCGGCCTCGGCACTTAATCTCAACATTGTAACTAATTTACTCATATTGATTTTTGTTTTAATCGCCAACACCGGCACCATGTGTATCTACTTCCATATTCTCGATATCAAGAGTATCACCTTTATACTGTAAGATTGTTTCTTCACATATCTTTTTATAAATTTGTTCTCTCAATTCTTCCTTTTCTCCCATCATTACAATGAAATCTTTGGATTGAAATTTGATTTCTTCACCTGTTTCGGTATCAACGTATGTATACCAAGCACCCGCTTGTTTCAACATATTATTTTCTTTCATTACTCCTAACCACGAACCGTAGTTATCTATTCCTCTGTCAAAATAAATTTCAAAATCAGCCGCCCTTAGTGGTGGGCCCATTCTGTTTTTTACTACTTGACAACGAACTTTCATTCCTACCACCTTATCTTTGGCGTTTACCTTCATTTTGATTTGCCCCATATTCTTTAACCTTAATCTTACAGAAGAGTGAAAAGCAAGAGCTTTACCACCACTTGTAGTCCAAGGATCTCCGAACATAGCGTTCATCTTTTGTCTAAGTTGGTTAGTGAACACCAATGAGATTTTCTGTCTACCAATCATATTGGTAATCTTTCTCATTGCTTTTGAGATAATAATAGCCTTATCGGTAGCATATCCATCTTTCTTATAATCAGAAGCCAACTCATTCGTTGTGGAGGCTGCTGCTACGGAATCTACTACGATAGTAACTAATTTATCCTTTGATGTTTCTCTTACCTTTTCAATGATAGTTTCTGTGAAATCAAAGATTTGTTCAACCGAATCTGCTGATACATAAAGTAATTTAGAAACGTCTACACCGATTGCTTCTAAAAAATCTCTACTTACTGCGGTTTCTGTATCAATAAGAACAGCAACACCACCTTGCTTTTGTGTTTCCGCAAGGAGGTGGGCCGATACTAATGATTTTCCTGATTGTTCTAATCCTGTAATTTCAGTTATTCTACCAACTGGTAATCCACCATAAGGACGATTAGAAATTGCAACATCTAACATAGCACATCCTGTGGATATCCACCCATCTACATTTGTAGGAGCTTCATCTTCATTAAGGAAAAATGCTACTTTTTGGTCTTTGGATTGTTTGTTCAGTTCATCCGCAAGGATATCTGCAAGATCCAATTCTTTTTTCTTTTTCGCCATTAAGTTGGTTTTTATTTGTTAAATAAGTCATCAAAAGCAGAGGCAACATCATCAGTTTTCTGAGGATCGTTAATTTCTACTTTAGGTTGGGTTGATTGTGTAGATTGAGTTGGTTTAGTAGTCAATGTTTGTTGTGCTACTGATGTTTCACCCTCTCCACTTGGATTTAACCATCCTTCTAGTACTGATTTCAATTCATCGTAAGATAACTCTGAATATAAGTCAGTAATTTCAGTTTGATTATTTAATAATCCTTCAACCTTTGATTCATCTGCCGTAATTGGAGATGTACTTGGTTTAACTCGAATGGTAGTAGTTGGATAACTCGTGCCAGCTTCTTCAGCTGATTTATATTCAATTGTTAAATCTCTACCACTTGTTGGATCAGTGATATCACCATAATCTGGGTCAGCAATGTAACCAAGAATTTCTTGATATACTGTTTTACCGAATCCCCAAAAACGGATTCCTTCACCTTCTTCACCTCTAACGATAACAGGTACGAAAGTTCTCAACTTCGGCTCCATAGCCTTAGCTGCTTTCCAATCTTCCTTATCTCCCATTCGTTTTAGTTTATCCGCAAACTCTACAATAGGGTCTGGTCTACCATACGATTGTGGTGATAAATAAGTTTTGTTATTAATATTATAGTGAAAATACAATTCGATGAAAGGATTATCCTTGTCGAATTGGTAAGGAGCGATTCTAACAGTATGTTTACCAGGTGTTGGTTTCCATAGATTGTCAGATTTCCTTTGAGTGTTTTGTAGTTTGTTCAGTCTACCTCTGATTGCGTTAATGTCTAATGCCATCTTGTTTAAATTTAATTGTTAATTATTAATTGGTTTAAGTTTAAGTTTTGAGTGCTAAACTAGTAACACTCGGTGTATATATAAGTATAAGATTTACCGATTTTCTTATACTTTTTTTGTTAAAGTTGTTAACTATTTATTGATGAGTTCGAGATACACCTCTCACCCATTTATTATGTAAAGATACAACAATTAATTGGTATATCCTAATTTAATTTTATTTATTTTGAAATTTAAAGAATTCATTAATTTTGAAATTTGTTGGTGCATAATTTCCACCACCATCTTTTCCAATACGATATGGTTTTCTTTCTTTAAATACACCACCATTCATTAAATATGTAAAATCTTTCCAATCTAGTACGTGGATTTTAGTATTCAATACGTTTTCCAATAATTCAAAATGTCCTGCTGTTGCAATATTGATTGAAGAATATGGATGAAGGAAATAAATATCTCCACCGTTTAAATGATATTTTTCAATATATTTAAATGCACAAGTTGGTAATTTTTCACATATCGAACCATTTACGGTTTGAGCTTTACATTCTAAGTACACAGAACCATTGATAATAAAATCAATTCCATTGGATTTTCCCTTAATATGAGGAATTCCCATTGATTCTAAATAACGTTGCACTCTTAGTTCCAATGCACTTCCGTTTGCATGAACTGATGAGGATTGAACTGATTTTTGGATGTGTAATTCTGTACTATTAAAAAATCTTAAATTTTTCATTATCTTTCGTGTTTATTTTGCCCATTTACCACTTGATACCAATTGTGCAATTATACCATATACTGATAAGTCTTGAAACGTATCTTCACACGATTCTCCGATGTTATCTTGTTTACCTAATACTACCAATTGTTTCAACCTTTGGATTTTATCATTCATTCTAAACCACAAACCGGTCAAAGAAACTTTCTTTTCTTGTTCAGTTTCTAAATTAGAACCAACAGAAATATTATCTGGTCCATAGTTAGATTGTTTTAAACAAAACAATTCATATTGAGTAAACATTATTCTTTTGAATTCTGCTGTCATTTCAGGCCATTGTTTTTCCATTTCCTCAACCACTTCTGGATTATCATATGCAATAACCTCATCATATTGAGGTTTTACTGCGATTGGATTAAATTTGTGGTTTTTTGATTTTGTACTAAGTACTTTTTTATCTTCCATGTAACTTTTATTTAGGTTAAACTTTATTTATTTATACAAATATACGAAAAGATTTTCATATATCCTAATTTTTTTAATTTAAATTTTACTATTATTAAAATATTCAATAATATCACTTCTTTTTTCAGAATCTCTAATATACTCCTCTGATTGCATTTCTTCTAATTTTTCACTGTCATCTTTATAGACCAAATATAGTGTATTCTGTAAATACTCATATATCTCCAACTTACTTTGATTTTGAAGTAATATTCTTTTTCTACATTCTATCATTCGTTTAGAAACACCGATGATATGTTCTCTATATGTTTTTTGTTTCACAATAGATGAGTCAAAAAATACTTCACCACTCTTTTCTCTAACCATTTTAGAACAAGGAAATCTTAGATTTAATTTTTTTTCCAATGTCTTATCAATTTCTCTTAATGATAAATTTAATGATTCTGATGTATGTAACTCACCATCATGTAACTGGCCACATAGATTGTTATAAAACGTATCGGGTATGTTATTAATTATTTCTTTTAACTTCATTGTAATCTAAAATTGAGTTCTTGTCTAAATCTGTATCAGATGCTAACCAACCACCGATATGAAGGTAACTCTTTAAATGAGATGGAAGATGTTTTACCCACATATCCCATTGTGATATCCAAGTATTTCTACGAGAATCTACTGTGTTGTTTGTGGGGATACTACCACCACCGATACCAAAAAATACCATCAGTTTTGAATCAGAGTTATCTTCATATAACTGAATTAACATATTATATGTAGTAACCCAACCACTATTAGATTCATTATCATATATAAAGATTGATTTATACAAAGTATTATCATTCTCAACGATTTGTATAGCTGGAGTTTTTTCTCTATTTCTAACATTGAATGTAATATTCTTAGTTATCTTACCAATACCATTCCATACAAAATTACCATTGTATTTATGGGTAAAGAAGTTAGTAGCTATTACTGAAGTAGAATAATCTGTAACACTATAAGTTGATTTATTTCCTAACAACGTTGATATCCTTTTCTTCATCGCCTCAGTTACATATTTCCCCCACATCTTTACAATCTTATTCTCTAAGTAGTCTTCTATCTTAGTAATCGATTGGGTTTGCCAATTTGGATATCTCTGTACATAGATATCTTTCCATTGATTCAATGTTAAGAAAACATCGGCCTGTGTTTCATCATACTGAATAGCTCTCTCGTAACTCTGTTCTAATGTGTATAAATCCACAATGGCCTCTTTTTTAGTAATAGGGTCTGCATCATTTACGATTGAAATTACTAAAGATGGTATATCTGATATATTACTATCAACCGTTGCACCAGCTCTGTGAGTATAACCCAATGGACGGTATTTTATCTCGTTATCTACCAACTCCTTGATAACAACACATATTGGTCCTTTATGTGGATTCCAACCCACATCATTAAAACTATTTAGAAATCTAGTCTTTACTTCTTCACTCTTATGGCCATCGATAAATCGTCTTACAATATTATTCGTCAAGTCTATATGAAACAGATTTGTACCTATGAACTTACTTTCTAAGATTTTTATTCTTCCTTCTTTTTCAAGGTCTTCGATGTATGTTGGAATTACATAATCACTTATTTTTCTACCCAAATCTTTGTGGGTTTTCATTTCTTTCATTATTTTTAATGTTTTTTAAGGTTAAACTTTATTTATTTATACTAATATACGAAAAGATTTTCATATATCCTAATTCTTTTTAATTTATTTTTTCCCATGTTGATTCAGGTCCTTTGCCTATTCTATTCCAAATCTCTACTTTGTCTTTAGGAATCTCTATATAGGTATTGAAGATTTTCTGACATTCTTCTTTTGTATATCCTTTCCAAGTGGAATCCCTTTTCCAAGGCAAATTTCCTCTTTGAATTGGGTTATCTTTATAAGAGTTAATAACATTACTTTTTATGTAAATAAGTTTGGTGTTATTCATACCCACATATTGGATATAATCAGTTTCTTTATTGTTCCAATATTTACCAACTTTTGACTTTCTATATGGTATTGAAATTGGTCTATTTCTAGTTAATGGATTATACAGTTGTGCATGTTCGACATCTGCACCATATGTAGATTCGGTATCTTTTATATCACGAGTATCACCATAAGTATTTACTCCATTATATACGGTTTTTCTTCCTTTAGTCTTAATCAGAAAATGCCTTCCCCAATCTCTATCTTTCTTATCATTATAACCTACACTCATTTTTATAGTTTTAGAAATTTCCTTCGGCTACTTGAAAACAAGTTAATCCGTTTCTTCTCCACATATCAACAACTTTGTTTCTATCATCAAATACAGCGAAGATACTATTGTCAGGAAATAAACTATCCAACCAACCTTGTTTTAAGTCATCATCTGGCATGAATTTGAAATCATTACTATCAGGTCTCATTTTTATTACATCAAAAGGTACATCGAATTTTTTCAACCATTGTGTAGTTGCATCTTTAGTAGTTTTTAATCTACCACTAAGAATAACAATTCTAAATCCTTGTTGTTTGAGAAGTTGTGCCATTTTAATGACTGGAAGGTTTGGTTTATCCAAATCTATGTTCTTTGGGTCAAAGAATATATCCCAATTTATTTTACCATCGGGTTTTGTACTCACTACTCTCCTATCATCGATAAGAGCCAAAGTACCATCTAAATCAAATATTACATTTTTCATTATTTTAAGTTTTAAGCTATTTACAATGTAAATATACGAAAAATAAATGAACTAACCTAATAAAAAGTGAATTATTTTTTGTTAAATTCGATTACCTCGAAGATTCGTGTAGAAATTTTCTTTGTTCCTTCTACATTGGTAACGATAATTGAGTTTTTGAATTTTTCCCAATCTATTGTGAATTTCTTGTCCAACACGCCGTTGTTTTCTTCTTTTACCAATTCGTTTAGAGCGTTGATGGTATAAAGAGTATTGGATTGCTTCTTTCTATGAACTAATATAGTGTTTTGTAAAGGACTCGTTGGTTTATACTGAGTATCTATATTATAAGTAATAAATAACTCTTCTAGGTTGCTTTTATTCTGTAAAACGTAAATATAGTTATATACTATATGATATGTTTCACGAATTTGTTGTAACGTGTTTTTTAACTCTTCTTTATTAGTAAAAGTACACAATAATTGTGTTTGCATAAATATCCCCTATAATTGTTCTCATATAAATATGAAATACTTCCTTTAAAGATTAGTTATATTAACAATCATCAATTTGAGTTATGTAGGAGGGGTTTATAGTTAGTATGTTGATTTTATTTATTGGAAGATTGTTCAGATTGCCTAGCTAATTCTTCTTGGAAATCTTTACCATATGTACCTGCTACTTTTGATATCTTTCCACCAGTTCTATGAGTATCTGTACCAATATGTTTTTTCTTTCCATCAGTAGATACATAATGTAGTTCTTGTTCAACACCTTCTACTGTAACATTTCCTATTAAATGAGTTTCCAATGCGGTATTATAATCACCCTTCGGATTTTTTTCTAACCATTCTTGTTCTGTTGGAAAATCAGTTGTTATGGCTAATGCGTTTCTGTAATCTTTTGGTGATACTGAATACTCTCCCATTTCAGTTAGTTTTCTACCATCAGCAGTACCACCTACATTTTGTGTAATATGTACTCTATCAAAGAATCCAGCAACATAAGCTTGTGTTCGTTTACCATTTACTGGTGGAGGAGTGTGTCCTTCTTCTTTATCCTTTTCTACTAATCTAGATACTGTTTCAGTTTGCATTTCTCTGATATCTTCACCCCTTTGTCTTTCAGCAGTTTCCATATCTCTTAAACCATCATTATCATATAGTTCAATTAAATCACTTTCATCAAACACACCACCATACATCACTTCACCTTTTTTATTAGGTTTATCAAAATCCTTTTTTAGTTTAGATACAGCTTCTTCTTTACTCATCCCACCGTCGATGAGTTTTTTCATTTTTCTATATATATCTCTTGATACAGTAGTTATTTTTTCACTTGTTCTTAAATGATTACCTCTCGAAATACCACCCGTACCAGTAACCATTGTTGCCGCATGAGTTATTTGTTCATTAGAATATTCTCCACCATTAATCTTATACTGCTCGGTGGTATCCTTCTTCCATGATTTATATTCTTTGGAAGTAATATCATCATTTGGTGGCCCATCTAAACCTAAAAGTTTTGCCTGTACTTCTGGTTTCTTTAAGGAATCAGTAATATAACTTTCTTTCTTTTTCTTTTCAATGGGTGTTAGTTTATCATTTGGTTTAGCAATTTTACTTCTACCACTCAAGGCCTGTGCAGCTTTTGCCATTGATGTTTGAGCTTGTGGTGTTGATAATCTTTCCTTATGAGTTTCAGCTGCAGTTTTAACACCTTTTGCAAATGTTTCATCAAATTGATTAGCCTTTTGAAATTGTTCTTCAGCTATTGTTAGAACATCTTCTTTTTCATTATCAGTTAATCCCAATCTGGTAGATGCAAATGTAAGTGCCTTTTTAGAACTATTAATAGTTCCACTTGATTGTTGGTCATTTAGAGATTGTTTATTGGAAATATAACATACTCTATCCCTACCATTAGTATCTTTGTAAATTACTATCGTATCCGCATCACCTTCTTTACCAGTAATAGATTTATCAGCTGCATTTTTCTGAAATTCATATAATTCATTTTTAGCATGGTCGATGTCTTCTTGATTACCTGATTTTTCAGCCTCCACAAGTTGAGTTGATAACGTATCTCTAACCAAAATACCATCAGTAGTATTTACTGGATATCCAGTTGGTTGATTTTTATTATATTTAAATTTGGGATTGTTTTGTATTTTTTTTGCAGAACCAAATCCAGCTATAGAAGCATTAGATAGTTTTTTTAATTTTGAAGCATTTTGAGCAACGTTGCTATCAGGAAATTTTTGTTTTACCTCTTCTGATATTTTTTTAGCTAATTCTTCTTGTGTAATATCTGGATTTGAGAATAGAAGTTCTCTACCAATATTAGTCATTTCTTCTTGTATCGTAGTATCACCTCCACCCTTTCCTGCCTTGCCACCAAATGCAATTTGTCGTGATTCAATGGCTCTCTTAGAAACATCATCACTTCCTTTTGTTGGAATAACTTTAGGGTCATTTGATGTCGAAACACCATCTATGATTTCTTTAGTAGTTTTCCCTTCCCACTTATTATTTAATACCTTTTTTGGAAATTTAGGTTTAGATTTATTATCATTCTTATCACTTTCCCCACCATCTTCCTTATCTGCAACTCTTTTTTTCAATTCCGCTTGATCTTTTGCATAATCAGAACCAGCTTTTACTACAGAACCAAGTTCTTTTTCTTCTTTATCTTCACCATCTCCACCATCATCGGTTTTTGGTATATACTTACCACTTGGTGTTTTTGTAAATTTCTGTCCTTCATAACCTTTAGGGTCTGATTTCCATTTATTGTAATCTTGTGCTTTTACATATCCACTACCACCAGTATTTGTGTATTTATCATCTTCAGTAGATTTTTCAGGTTCTGCTTCAGTAAGAAATTCAAAGATTCTTTGTTTTGCATCAAATTCACCCCATTCGGAAAGAATTTCTGATATAATTGCCTGTTGTTCTTTATCTTTTAAATCAGGAATCCCAACTCTAAAAGAAAGTTCATTTATTAATCTGTCTATAATTTCTTTATAATCCATCTATACTATAAATATTAATGAGAATGAATTACCTCATGATCTTCCCAACCTTTTGTTGGTTTTTCGTTTACAAACTCAAAACATCTCCAAATACCTCTACCATTAAAGTAAATATGTTTTACCATATCAGTTGGAATTGCTGCTCCAGTTTTCAATACTATATAACCTTCAGTAAATATCAAATCAACCGAAACTGTTAAGGTTTCACTATCATCCCATTTTCTTTCTTCAGCTTCTAATAATCTCCATTCCCCTCTATTCAAGTCTTGGTTCTGAAGAGCACAATTTAAATAATAAAATGTTTCTCCTAAGTTATCCATACTATCCGAGAATGTTGCAGCTGGTGCAAGATGTCCTTTGTCGTAGATATTTTTATAATAATCATGTTTATCAGATGTTACAACTCCAGGATACATTATAAAATCCATTCCTCCTCTATCTACATTCTTAACTCGATTCGTTGATGTATATTCTAACCAATTTGGTTGTTGTAAGATTTCATTATATGATACGGTGTAAATTGATGTTTCTACTATAACTTCTGACCTTAGATCTTTTTGTGCTTGTATTTCATCAACACCACATCCAGACAAGAGAAGGAGTATTGCAATAATTTTAATATAATTCATAGTTTGTTTTTGTTACTAATATATAAATATTAATATTTTATATTATAGTTTTTTTCAACTGTCGTAATTTATGTTTGGGGTTGAGGTATTCAGAAAATTCAGGTATATCCATTAACATATTGGCTAAGATTGTTTTACCATGAGCGGGTTGGTCAACCAATATATCATATTAAGGTACGGGTTTCCCTTCGGTATTTTTTTGTTTTAGTTAGTAACTCATATATTTCTTTAGATTTGTCACCAAGGTTATTTTTAACTAAAACATTATAAACTCTTTCTTTATCACCACAATATAAATCTTCATAATATATTACATTTTCACCCCGTTTTGAGATAATATTAAATTCCTCATTAAATCTTTCAAATGATTTGGTGGGTTCATTAGATAATGGGAGTACATATGGGATGTGCCAATATCGGGTCTGTCCCCTATTTACCTCCATTTGATAATCATAACTTTGAGACGATTCTAATGTGTTTTTTCTTGTAAGATATAAGACGTGGGTGTATTTTTCAGTATTAAATGTATCAATGTTAATTTCCGATATCATCGTTTTAATAATATGATTTTCAAGTAATGAATTATAGGGGTTTCCAATGTAGTTAGATAAGAATGGCTCAAAAAAAGGTACAAGACCATACACGGAGCTTAATATCTTTGTTAATACCGTAGATCCCGATCGTTGTGTGGCAATAATTAAAATTTTCATATCTTAAACTTCTCCATAATGATTACCCCATTCTGCTTTGACAGGAAATCCATAACTTTCGAGAACGGATTTAATTAATTTAATAGTTTCTATTTCAGTTTCATCGAATTCATATAAAAATGCATCATACGAATATAATATAGGAAGAGGAAGTTGTAATTTTCTTAACTTCTCCATTACCTCAATATTAAATTCAGTTTCAGTTGCTTGTAAAATATAATTAAAGAACTTTTGAGCGTTTGGCTTTTCAATCCAACCAATAGGAATTTTTCTTCCTTTGGGTGTTTGGATGAACCCATTACGAATACTTTCTTTTTGCATCTTGTTAATGAACTTATCTACTTTATCGAAGAACGGTATTTTTCTATCCTCATCCGTAACTCCTCCATATAAGATTCTAAACGTTCTTCCTTTAGATTCCCCATAATCACAACCATATTGGTCTGCTAACCATTGGTGAACCGAAGTATCGGGTAATTTGTATTTAATCAACTTACCAATAATCCTAACGTGATACGCATCATAATCGAATTGTAAAAACATCTTTCCTTTTCTTGGAATGAATACATCTCTTGAACCATCGGATTTGTTTAAAGCTCCAAAGTTAATACCCCCATGACGATTGGAAGGTCTTGAAGTTATTGTGTACGGATTGTACTCTGTATAAACAATATCACCTCTAAGTTGTTTTTCGTTGTGTGGCCACCTATCAATAAATTTTTTCCTATCGACACGTACTCCCTTTCTCTCGATATCTGAGAGGATAGGAATCATGGTATCATTTACCCAACTTTTCTCGTTTGAAGGGTTCAATTCATTAGTAACCCCCTTGAGAGTATCTATCCACTTCATTATAGGGATGGTCTTACCCAAGTCATCACCTAACCCCATTCGGGTGTAAAAGTTCGTTAGAGGTTCTAATTTCGTTTGTAATTGATATAATTCATTGGTAATGAAGTATCTATCGGTTTGAATATCATGTGTATTTTGAATATTCAAATCTGCTTGTAGTAATCCCTTATTATCCCATACCCATTTCTTTTGTTTAGAGGTTGATAAGTCTATTTCTAACTTCTCACAATCATTATGATTAAATGGAAGTATGAAATCTAAATTTAAAAATCGGACATAAAGAAAAGACACCTTATTATTCATAGGGTGCTTTTGTAAATCTTCCCAAATTGGAATTATCTTACATTCTTCCTTATTCCAATATTCAAGAAATTGTTCTTTCTCTTTATTAGTTTCTACTATAATCATTCAGTAACTCCAGCATTATATTCTAATAGGATTAATTCTGCAGTTTCTTCATCTACATAACCATCCCCACCCATATCGATGAGGTGTCCTACGTAATACTTTCCGTCTAATTTTGTTAATTCTGTTTTATTCATAATACTAATATACGAAATATATTTTTAATATCCTAATTATTTCTTATTTTTTAAAATGGTAATGGTTTTTCTTTTACTTTAGATATTGGTTTTGAAGTATCTTCTAATTTTCTATAACTCATAGTTGCGAATGGTTGTTCACCTAACTCCATAATAGATGGTCTAGTATTTGGATAATTTTTATCAATCTTATCAATTATATTATGTGCGTTTTTACGAGCCATATAATCATCCGTACCATAAACGTACATATCTACTGATACCACATATCTTTTTTCATCTTTCATATCTATATTTTATTATTATCCTCAATTGTTACTTCAACCCATCCTTTTTCTGAATGATTGGCTTCTGCTAAATAACCTTCACTTAACAAATCGTTTTCTAATTGCATTGCTGCAAACCATAAAGATGGTTCAGGAGTTTCATCGTGGTCATCATCATAGAACATTCCACCCCTACATTCATAAAAGGTATCATCTACTAATTGAAAGTTCCATCCTTTAACCCTTCGGGTATCTAATAATTCTTTATTTTTCATAATTTACTTGGATTTAATTAAATAATTGTAAAGTGGTTGTCCAAATTCAGATTCATCTACTTCTTCTTCGATAACTTCAAATCTGAAGGGAATTAATTCAATTAATTCGGCTAAATCAACTCTAAGCCAATATCCGAATCTTAATGTTATTTCTGGCTCAACGAATTTATAATCATCTCTACCATCTCTTACTTCACCAGCAGCTCCTATTTCGAAATCATCCGAACCATACCACTTCTTTATACTTTTTAGTGTTTTATAATCTATTCTCATGCTGCTTCGTTTTGAATTAAACTTAACAACGATTTACTATCCAATACTACTGGTTTGATAAACTCAACATTGTGTTCTAAATAAGAATACTTATTATGCTCATCTGATTGAGATGATACTATCTTCATAAGATGTTTCGTTAAATCACTTGAATACATTACTACATCCGAATCTATTACGATTTGGAATTCTTGGCCACCTTTTGGTTTCCAATAAGGAGTATTTGTATCTGAATAGTTTTCATGATACTGAGTCATTATTTTTATTGTACAATTCATATTTTTAAGTTTTAAAGTTTAATATTTTATTTATTTTTAATAATCATATCCATGATGTAAATCTTCCCATCCATCTGCCTGGTTACTATTATAGAACTTCGTTTCTTTTGGTTCTACATACTCATCAGGATGAATAGAATATTGTTCATCTGGAAAACACTCTTCCAATTCAGCGATAAGTTCAACTGCCTCTGAATGGTTAAGTTGTGTTGTGTGGTCCTCAACGTAATTTGTTTCATTTACTACTTTGTACAATTCTGCCATATCTAATTATTTAAGGTTTATTTATTTAGCTGTTCGTAGAAATGAAATATAGAAACATATTCCAATTCGTTTTCGTTTTCTTCTTTTTTCATATTATAAAGGATTACTCCAATCAGAAAATCTTACTTCACATTTCTTATACTCACTCGGAGTCATGTAAGTTTTGTTATACTCTAAGAATGAACCAGCTTTTTCAATTGCTGCTCTCATTACTTTATAGTTATCTTCTG